TTCCCAGTAGGCAGGATCTCTTTCAACAAGAACATTGGTAAGAATTTTAAGTGGCTTTTCTTTCTCACATGCTTTCTTGATTTCCTGACACTGCTTATTAAATCTACGCTGAAAACAAACAGCTGCTTTATTATTTGTTATAAGCTTAGTCTGTTCTACATTTAACCCAATTGGTTTTTCTACGATTACCCTTTTACCTTTGCTCATATTAAGATATTCAACATGAAATACATTTGGTGCACATATATGAATGATGTCACTGCTGATAATTAGAGACTCTGCACTTTTAAATGGTATCCCATATTTTCTTCTACCTGGAATTGGGTCATAACAACCATAAACTTCTCCACCATACTTTTTGATAGCTTCAACATGTTTCTTGGCTATAAATCCACAGCCTATAATTGCATGGCGCATTTGATTACCTCTCCGACCTGTTCATTGGTCATTTCTGGGTAAAGTGGAAGCGCTACATATGGCTCATCATAAACAAGCTTAGATTCTATTCCCATAGACTTTAAGCTATCTACATCATTTTGATCACCATCTATGCAATACATATAATGAAAACTTCCACCAATTGGTCTCTCGGTCATATGCATTCTGTCATACATAGAAACTATTTCCTGCCTTCTTTTATTCCATTCATCTAGATATGGAAGCTTAGCAAGAAGAACAGCTGCTTGAATCTCATCCATGCGCGCGTTGGTTCCGTCTGGCGTCCCATGATTTGCCAAGTTAGAGCATTTATCAAATACATCTTTATCATTTGTGACGATAACTCCAGCTTCTCCACAGGCCCCCAGGATCTTAGTGGGAAAAAGAGAAAAGATAGCAGTATCAGCAACTGGTTTATATCCGTGCACATGAGAACAATCTTCAATCCTTGGTTTATAGTCTAAGACTTCATCATGTAAATGATGAGCAAAAATCATTGGAGAATCCTCGCTTGGAATAGGAATATGTCCAGTTCTCCTAATTGCATTTGGAACTGCTTTAAAAGTTTTAGAAGTATATGTAATTCCGTTTGATTTACCAACAAATATTGACGATATTGCCAACTCTAATGCCTGAGCTCCACTTCCAACTGAAATCCCATATTTCATCCCACATTTATCTGCCCACTTACTTGCAAATTCCTTAGCAAGATCACCTTTAACGTATCTTTGGCTCTTTAAGACCCCATACACGGCCTCGTACACCCCTATTGGCTGAGGAAGCTCACAAAGTGGGATCATTTAGAATCCTTTTTATTCCATCTTGTATACTAACTTTAAAACCTCTATGCTCTGGGCACTGAGTCTCTCTTATATATCTTATAGGCTTATCAATATATTCTGGTTTTATATCTGTGCCAAGCTCTAAATTAATTAGAGAAACTATTCTATTAAAAGATGTGCTCACTCCAGTTCCCACCTCCATAATGCCAGTTTCATTAGCTGTAATATGCCCAATTATCCTATCAATAATGTCATCAATATAAACAAAGTCTCTACTCTGATTTCCGTCCCCAAAAATAACTGGTCTTTTACCGTTCTTCATTTCCTTACAAAATTGATAAACAATACTTGCATAATCTCCCTTATGCCCTTCCCCGACTCCATATCCAGCGTATATCCTTAGTCTAAGGATCGGCATATCATACGCGTGATGAATCTCCTCTAATATCGCCTTACAATTAGCATAATTAGTATTCTTATTGTGTACTGTAGCGCTAGATGGATATACCAGCTTAATATTATGATCTCTCGCAAATCTAATGGCATCTAGGAACCCATTAATAGTATCTGACATACACTTATCAATATTATGATCAAATAGAACATTAGAAGAAGCTGATCCAAATAGGAATATATAATCAACATCTGGACGAATATATGAGAATGTCTCCCATCCCATATCCAATAATCGCTTATTTAGAGCTGATCCAATAAATCCATGTATTCCAGTTATGCTAGCTTTCATTTCTTTTCCCCATAGGTTATATTAAAAATATTTTTATATAATTCTTCATTTCTTTTATCTCCCATTGCCCAGGTAAGATAAAGTTGTTGTAAGTTATCAACATGTTTGTCTGGCCAACCATCAGTCTCCCTGATTACTCTCAACTCAGTATCAAGTGAAATTGTTTTTAGACTTTCAGTCTTACAATTATCATAAATTTTATCTCTTTTCCATAGAACCTCTGGGCATACATAAAATTCATCTTTTGAAACTGCCTTTTTCCAACTCTCCGTATCTCCACAATGGAGATAATCATTCCACAGCCAGTCTCCTCCATTTAGATTATACATATACTCCCTAGTTGACATTGATTTTGGACAATCTGTTTTACATCCAGATAGCTCCATGATTCCATGTCCAGTCGGGAATCTTTTCCAGAAGTAACTTAGCGCTTTTGGAGCCCACCCTGGAGATGGGATAACATAATCATCAATCCACCAGCCAATACCATAGCTCGCGAACTTCTCCCCTATATTTGCTGCCCTTGTGAAACCTATTCTTTTTGGAAGTTTAATTACTTGATCTGCCCCAATGTAACTATCATGTGTTTCTGGATTATCAGTCACAACAATAACCTCTACCTCAGATCCAGATTCTTCTTTTAACATACTTATAAGTATATTAGCTCTATCAACTCTGTCTGGATGATAAGTTGGAAGTATAAGAGAAATTTTATCTAACATATCCATAGTATATACAACTAAATAACTAAAAAGCTTTCTTCATCTGGGTTAAAATTGTTTCTCTGAATAAATATTCTTTGATCTTTCACATATAGCCCACTTCTCTCTTCACCCTCCTTCATCGTTTTCCATAGTTCATGATTAACCACAACATTTGGTCTATATGCCATCCCATGACCAGCTTTTATTCCTCTATAAAACACCTCTACATCAGAAAAGAAAAAATTATATTCATCATTATGCATAATCCAAGAGAGATCATTTGGCATACAGTAGAATCCACCATGGTAAAAAGGCTGCCTACTTCTCCTTTGAGTTACCATCTTTGGGAACACAAGCGAGTCTGGAATGCAAAGAGTCTCTAAATCTCCCTCAACAACCTCAGTATCATTTGTTACTAGTAAAATATAATCACAGTCGGTCTCTGAGCAAGCCTTAATCCCAGCGTTTATCCCGCCAATATACATTAGATTCTTTGGTAATTTTATTGTCTTTGATACCCCGAATGGCGTCTCATATTTATATGTTGATCCGTTATCAATTAGGATTAGATTATCAACCTTACCAACTAAAGAATTAATACACGCATCTGTCATAAGCGCCTGATCCTCAGTTTCTATGTAAGCCAGAACAAATGCACTAATTTTCATAATCTTTTATCCTCTGCTTCAGGCTAGTAGTAGAAATTTCCTTTGTATATGGTAGATAAGCTAGTGTGATCTCTCTTAGATCTAACCATTCCTGATTAAAACCCATCTGTTCGTAATAGTCTCTTGTCGCCCAGTCAGTCCCAATGGCAATCACATCTGGATTAACAGCTGATATTGATATTGTTGAGTCACATCCACCCAGGTTGGGGATAACATTGTCAACATATTTACAGCCAAATAGAGACTTCTGCCTTTCATTAAAGGACATTACTGGGGGCTTACCTTTGTACTCCTCTATAAACTCGTCTGTGTTGAGAGAAACTGTAACAAATCCAATCTGAGCACATTGGCGCAGGAAGTTAACATGCCCATAATGGAATATATCAAATGTTCCGCCAGTATAAACCCTACTCACATCTATCTCCTATTATATTCATTAGTGTTATTAGTCTGTGCTCGTATGTGTGATTCGCAAGTGACTTAAGCCTACCACTCTGGGCAACTGCATTAGCATAGTCTGGATCATCTATAAGCTCATGCATCTTAAGTATCATTTCTTCATCATTATGATACGCAAGATAATCTTCACCTTCAACAAGCCCTGTTTGCTCTAAATCTGGCACCCAGTTAGTCAGCACTGGACCAATAGCAAGGCACTCAAAGAACCTTTGAGCTATCTCCCCATGTCCATCTACATCCATAGATCTAATGAACTGTACGCGCGCGCGATTCAACTGCATGGTGTAATTAAGTCCTTTAAAATTCTTTCCAGCACCAACAAAAGAAAAACCACTCTCTCTGAGTAATTTTATTACCCTCTCTCTCTCCTTGTAAATATCTAATCCCATTGTCCCCGCCAGAATGAAATCACAGTCTTTTTTTACTGGCATCGGTTTGTGAATATCTAAATCAGCTGCTTGGAAAAACAAGTGATGATTGTGCTCTGGTATGATCTTATGTGAGCTACCAGCAAGGAAAATATCATCTATATATTGAAATTCAGTATTGAATCTAATGTTATCTAGTAAAGTATCTATCCACCATGCTCCAGTCCACTTATTCCCCTTACCAAGAATACTATATGGTTCTATGTTTAAAACATAATCAGCATCTACTCCTGGATTCCAGCCAACAATTACATCAAGTCCAAGTCTCTCGGCAGCTCTAACTAAATAGTTCTTCTTATTAAAAGTATGGGGATTGTCTTCACAGTTGATGTGTAGTTTCATTTGGTTGCTCGCACAAGTAAACAGCCCATCTGGTGTGCTTCCACAGCCTGTTCAACTTCAACTTTTGCAAATCTTCTAAGTAAATATTTTATAGATTCTTTTGTAAACCCGCCCTTATGATACTCACCATCATTCTCATGACTACCATAGAAAATCTGCAGGAAATCGTGTTCATGGTTATCATGATTAATGCTATATCTATAATATTGCATCGGATCTGGATCAATATTCTCTCTTTCCTGCTTTAGTGCAACTAGAAAACTAAAACATGCCCATTCAAGATCTGGAACGTTGAGAATAAGTTTTCCACCTTTTTTAAGCTTGATGTACCAGTTGTCTAAAATGTCCTGAACATCCCTATGAGAAAAGTGTTCTGCCAGATGTGATGCATATATCTTTTCCACAGAAGAGTCTTCTACCTCATCTAACTTCTCCGCATCCCAAAGCTTATTTCTACCGTTATCCACATACTTATCCACAAATGTCCATTCTTCTGGATCACCCATTACCTTTCTGTGTTGTTCGTGGAGTGGCCCATCAGCAGCGCCAAGATATAGCTTCATTTCACTAATCTCACTAATCCCTTTTTAATCATCTCGGCATAGATCTTTCTGTCCCTAATCTGCTCTTCTCCACCTTCAATACCAGCCGCAGATACACTCTGTGCCATCTCGTGGTAAATTTTTACACTTGGGACTTTCTGGAATATATCTTTAACTCTTTCATCATATTCTGAATCACTACTATAGGTCTTCATCTCCTCAAGTAGATAACCATATTCTTTTGTTACCTCTCTTGGGGCAACCCAGAATGGTCCTGCAAGGCGCTCAATTTCCTGGTTCGCGATGAGAGGGCTTGCAACTTTACCTGGAATACACAAATCCCTCAAATTTCCATTATTTAACAATGTTGTATCTGAATTAACAATCATCACATACTCTCCAGTAGCCATTCTCCATCCCTCGTTTACACTGGCAGTAAAACCCTTGTTGTGCTTATTATATATATAAACATCAGCCATCTCTGCCAATTTTTGAGATGGTAATTGACCATCCTCTAAAATAATCATTTCATCAACCTGTGACCTATATGATGAAGCACAGTCTAGTGCCATTTCTTCCATCTCTTTAGTTTTTGTATAACAAGGAATAACCATAGATATGAACGGATGCATGCTTTTTTTTATTCTCCCACAGTAATATCTAGTTTTCTTATGACAATCTCTGCAAAGAGTTCTCCCATTCCAAATTAAAAATCTATATTCTTCATGCCCAGCCCATGGTCTAATATGGTCTACCACCAAATTATCCTTAATTCCACACCATTGACAAGTATAGTTATCTCTTTCTAATACAGATTTTCTCCAGATTTTATATTCCATAGAACTTCTTCCAACTTGATTATGTGATGTTATTCCACCCTGCCAATTCCAATGTTTTTCTCCCTTCTGAGAAAGACTTATTTTCTTTCTAGTTTTCATTGTTCTTTTTTTTCCAGTCATAGCAATAGACATTTTCTTAACCTGTTCTTCTGTCCTCTGTTTTCCAGAGTTAGCTTTGCTTATTTTATCCCTAGTTTCTTCCGAACATTGTATCCCTTTATTCCATCCTCTTCCTAGTTTAAGCCCATCTATATTTTTTGGTTTTTTCCCTGTACTAAACATATATTTACATTCTTTAGAGCAATATTTTGCACGATCAATATGACAAGGCTTACATTTAAATTTCTCCCCACAATTTAAACATGATTTTTCTATCACAGTGCGTCCTCTATGCCCTTTTTAAGCTGAGCATAATAATAATGATGATCTAGCAGTGGCCCATCTAATAGGCTCTGTAGCTTGGGGTTATCATCCATAATCTCGACTTTCTTCCCACATGCGCGAGCCTCTAGTAAAGACCTCTCTCCACCACCGTTAATGTCAGAATATAGTACTATTGTGCCCGCACAGTTATAGAGATTCCTTAGCTTGGTTGGGTATACCATATCTGATATTCCCACTCCAGCGAGTAATAGGTTGGAGATAATATCAAAAGATTCTGTCCAGTTATCCTTTTGTATTTCCCCAATAACCATCTTAGTACCAGGCTTGGTAATAATATTTTCATGGCGCTTCCAGTAAGAAAAAGATCCAACTGAAAGGTAATCCCAAATTGTAGGAGCTTCTGGCCATGGGTTGAAAATATCTGTATTGACTCCGAATGCGTGGATAGCTTTCTTATGTTTACTTATTTGTGGAAGATACCACTCAGTTTCATAGAAAAGCACATCATAAGCATCCATTTCATCTGGAGGGAAAGCATTACCAGCAATACAAAGACCCATTTTCTTATCTGGTATCTTCTCCTTAAGCTCCCTGAAAGACTTTTCTACTGGACTATTGAATGCCCCCCATCCGAGGACAAAATCAAAATTATTGATAGGGGAGAATTTCTTCTTACCCCTATCTTGAAGATTGAATTTGGTTACCTCGAAGTCATCTTTAAGAAGCTCTAAAGCTGCCCACAGACCATCTCTCCATAGCTCTGGATACTTATGGTCATAGACAAATAAGACCTTCTTTTTCACTACTTGCCCTTCTTTGCAATAGCTTCTTTCTCCTTAGCTTTTTTAGCTTTAGCTGCTTTCATCTTTGCAACGAATGCTGCTTTTTTAGCAACCTCAGCATCTTCAGCCTTTTTAGACTCTAACTCTGCATCAACCTTTTCCTTTAGTTCATCAGCATCAGTCTTTTTTAGCTCTTCAATATTAGCTACTTTAGCTTCCATGTTCTTCTTATTTGTTTTAAGATGGCTAGCAACATGTTCGTTAAATTTGATAAGTCCGTCAATATGCTTGAAACAAATTGGGCAGATAAATACCTGACCTGGTAGTTCCATTTCATTTCCGCCCTCATCAACCATAACTGCCATACCAACGCGAACTAAGCCTGCGTAGTCAGTAATTTCTAATGTATCCCCGACTTTTAGTCCTGGGTTCTCGCTTGGCTGCCACTCTGGGTTAACCTTTTTTAATAGTGTCATCTTTCTCCTTCTTCTTAGATTTAATATCTAAATTTGATAATTTTAATAATTTTCTCCAAATAATCTTACCGTGATCCCTAGACATAAAATCCATATTCACAGCCATGGCAAGAGCGCCGCCCATTAGGCTAAGTTCCTCTATAGTAACCGTAGGATCCTCCATTTAAGCATCCCCTGGTAGTCTTAGAGTTTGTTCTCTTGTTGGTCTATTAGCTGGACCTGATGAGGTGCCAACATATCTAGTCCTATATCTTGCCTGTGATGCACAGATCCTTGAACAATATCTAGTTTTATTATCTCTAGTTGAAACTCTTGGTATCTCTTTGCCACATACTGGACATTTTCCATGTCCCATAAATGTATTCATAATTAAACCTCTCCTGGTATTAACATCTCTGGGTTTTGTAAACTAACCCTAAATAATCTGTCCCACTCCGTTGCAACTTTTTCCCATGTAAAGTATTCCTGTGCCCAGTTCATCATTTCTTCCCTTATTTCCTCTTGTTCACCGTCATCTTTAAGTAGTTTTATCAACTGCTCCTTATATTCCTTTTGACCTTCCTCTGTTGTGACATCCATATCAACCTTGATGCCATTTTTAACAGTCTCCTTGAGCGCTCCAAAGTTAGTAACAACTGGAATTGCCCCTAGTGCCTGGGCCTTCATTGCGGTAATACATGATATTTCCGTAAAGTCGGTAGGGTAGGCCCAGATACCAGAAGCCATCATCTCTTTCTCAAGATCTTTATGCCCAACTCTCCCATGATATTTAATTCCAGGTTGCTTCATCATCTCCATCATTGCGGCTTTCCACTTCATTCTCCCAGGATTGCCCTTATGAATCACGTCAAAAGTATTAAATCCATAGTAAATATGGAGCTCTGCATCTGGAACTTCCTTTATAATCTCTGGCCACATGTTGAGTAGGTGAATCAATCCTCTATCTGGAGAAGATGAATAGATTACTCTCTTATTATTCCTAACCACAAGTGGGTCAGGTGCCATCTCTGAGATTCCATTGGTTGTTAAAAAGGTTTTCTTCTCTGGCATCTTTATAAACTTACCATTATCATTAAGTCTAAGTAGGCCTTTGTGATATTCTGATAACGTAGCAATCTTATTAACCATACTAACTCGGTCACTTGTAAAATCTGGGTTATTTGGCACATCGTGTAACCAAACCATCTTAAATTTAGCAATTGGGTTAAAATCAACAAACCCTATAACTCTCCATAGAACTAATGCATTAAACTGATCTTTATAGTTGATCTCATGCCACATCTTATATGTAACACCGTCATAATCTCCACCTTTTCCAAGTGGATTAGCATAAACCGTTACTTTCCAACCCTTTTTCTTTAGCTCTTGAGATAGATATACTACTGCCTCTTCAGATCCACCTAAACCAGTCTCTATTGACTTTGGTGTCCATGGTTCCCACCCTGGGCCACAGATAATTGCAATCTCATCTTCTCCCCATATCTTTGGCTTCATAAATCTATGTTTCATCTCTGAGGCGAACTTCTCTTGCTTAAGAGATTCTGGAATAGCTTCTACAAGGCTCTCTAGTTTTTCTTTAGAATCTTTTGTCATTTCAAGATATTTACCAAGGAAAACAATAGACTGTGAAGCTTTATTATCATAATCTGCCTGTTGAGCCATCTCTACCCTATTTTTATAGTCTTCATTCTCTGGAAATAAGTCTGAGATAGCTTGTGCATCTTGCTTAGCCTGAGCATACTTTCCCTCTCTCATTTTAATCTGGAAATCAACTTCTAAAGCCCTAAACTTAAGGTCTCTAGGGGTAGTAATCATAGTTGTCTCTGGCATTTCTATATTAGTTGCGACAAATAGCCAATGCTTGGCCTTCTTTATATCTCCACTTATACTATAGGCCATTGCTAAATCAACGTAGTAATTAGGAAACTGAGGAGCTTCATCAATCGCAGATTGGAAAGCCTGAATTGCAATCTCAGCATTCCCAGACATAATAGCTATCTCTCCGACAGCCTCCCATGCATTAGCTCTCTCCTCTGGCCATCCAGATCCCTCATTATAACCAGGGCTACCAGCTTTTCCAAATCCCTCTAAATATTCATGGAATAATGTAAGAGCTAAGTTAAAATATTTTTTTCTTCCATCTTCATCACTGGAGAATTTACCCTTATCAAAGTATGCCTTTGCAAGATAAATTAATGTTCTCGGGTCACTATGCTTTTCCTTACCTATCTGGTCTTCCAATATCTCAATATTTCTATCAATATTAACATCTGCTCTATCCGCAGTGCTTAAGTGAATAACTCGACACTCTTTAGTGGTTGTTTTGAGGACATTCTCAGTTCTCTGCTCGATAAGAGTTTCGTGTAACATTCCAATCCACTTAAACGTACCATCATTTCTGATGATTCTCTCTCTTTTATGCTTAACCAGTATTTCTGCAATATTCCCATCATCATCAAGGGTAACATTATAAAGATAATCAAAGAATATCGCGGATATATTGTTTTCTTCGCATGATAGGAGTAGTGTTCTTAGGGCTGGTGCATTTTCTAATACATCATCGGCATCTTGCCAGTAGATATAATTATCTTTACCACTTGGGACCTGATCTAATGCAAATTGGCGAGCAGCAGAAAAATCTCCTACCCATTTAAAGAAACTAACGTTGAATTTTTTAGAGAGATACTTAACTAGAGGGTTTGTTGGCTTTGGCTTCTTATCTTTATATGTAACGGTGATATATGCTCCGTCAACATACTTCTCAACTGATTTTATGGAACGCTTAACCATCTCAAGAGGCTCATCCTGCTTGAGAATCATGTTTAAAAAAAGTTTAGATTTTGTTTTTGCCATTTTTTTATTGTTGGTGTTGCGGGGGTAATTCCTCCCATTCAACACTCGACTTAATAGCTTGTCTTAGTTAGCAGAATTTTATTGGCTTGCTCTTTAAAGATGCGCGGCCAGAAAGTTTACTTGCTTTCTGAAGACTAGCTGAGCTGCTCTTAGTTACCTTGTTTAAAGGCATAACCTTTTTACTAAAAGGTGACTTTGTTGAGACAACTTTGGTTAGAGGAGCTTTATTAGAGTCTCCCTGACGATACGTACTCTTGCCAAATGGCTTCTCTGAGGAAGTCTTGACTAGAGGCTTGTTGTTTTTGTCGTAGTCTGTTTTCATAATATTTTCACTCCTATTGGTGATCTTCTATAACGGCATTGAAACAAACTAAAATATGGTTTGTCAAGTAATGTTATGGTAGGTTTATATATAATAATCGCTTATTTTCATCTTCATGTTGTGATGGTGTAACTCCCATCGCAGTAACGGCCTCTTTCCATAGTTGGTATTTGCCTGGTGTACCGCTGTTATCTGTGATTACCTTTGATAAGAATTGATGTTCTAAATCAATTAATCCTACCTCTGGGCCAGCTTCAATACTAAGATATTCAGCATAGAATCTACGCCTCATTTGGTTAATTGGAGTCTGAGAATCAACGCCAGTTAATCTGCCGTATAAAAATTCTCTCTCAAGTTGGTTAGTGCTAGTGCTCATTATGTCTTGTATATCTCACAACTGTATTCTTATCAAGTCTTTGCCGCAATCTTGAACCCAGGGTATTTATTTGCAAATTCTCTATAAAATTTTCTATCGAATGGTAATTCATCTGCTTTATACTGCGTCCTTATAAGTGATTGAAGAGATGTTGGAAATATTAATGTAAATCTTCTCTCCATATCAGTTCCATCTTTTGTTGTTCCAAACTCTTTATCATTAAGTAATTCTCTTCTATCTGTAACATCTATCTTTACTGCCTCAACCTCCTCTGGAGATTTTCTCATCCACGCTTCAACTAACAAGTCTATTACGGCCCATGGGCCTTTTCCCCTTGTCTTCATTATTTTATCAGCCAACTCTGTTGAATCTGAATCTCTGATTTTACCGTTTTCATATACTAGCATATTTAAAGTGTTATGGAGCCCAGGTAATCCCAGACTCCACAACTCCATTGTTTTTATATATTTGGCCGCTTGTGGCAAACCCCAAATATTTGTTCCTCCCCTGTCAGTGGTAACGGAGCGAGAAAGCCTCCGCGTCTTAGTTCCACTCTAGCCTAACTTTTAACTCTAAAACGGATTATCCGTTCTGGTTGTATCCAGTTCTCTTGATGTCTGCTTTTTCGTTAAGAACCTCTGTGGTAAACTCTGTTACCCAGTGGCCGCGATCAGCGTCTCCAACTTTACCTAGCTCTTCAAACATTGGTTTGTCAAGGTAAGCAACTTTGTGGAGCTCCTCACGTAGACCGTAAACGGTCACTGAACCTGATGTATTGCGCACATCTCTGTGGTGCATTACGCGGTGTGAACCGACTGCGGAATCGTAAACTAGAACATCGTTAACGAGTCTGCGCTCTTCTGCCTGAATATATCGTGTTGAATTTCCTGAGAAATTAGCAATTGCTTGCTTGATCTTCACGGTACATAGAAGCATATCGAACACTTTGTCTGCTGATACTTCAATGTATGCATCAGATGCCATGTCATTGAGTTCGGTCTCAGAGTACGAAGTACCTGAGTTACGAGCTGTAACAACGGAAGTGATGAATGCATCAATACCAGTCATCGAACGTGCAACACCTGAAGAACCTGAAGCTGTGGTTGAGTTAAGAATAGCGTATTCCATTTTAAGTTTAAGCTGTCTAAGGCCATCTGCTTTTTGGAATGCGTAAGGGTCTCCGATTGCAGCGACGTTAACACGTCGTTCTGTACGAGAAACTTGGATTGGTTGTTTGATGATGTGAGTCTTGTTAGTTACGCGACTAGGAGCAGTAAGGTCACTGAAAGTAGTATCTGCGCCTTCAATATCCGAAGATACTGATGTTGGGCGAGATATATTGTAAGTAAGCCACTCGTGGAGTGTTCCTCGAGCTGTGCTGGTTCCGAAAAGCGTAAGTAGTGGTGTTTCATCTGGTGAAACATCAGCTAAGACGTCCATAAGATCTTCACGTCGTGAAGCATCATCGTATGTAATTAATCCCCATGCCATATTTTTTCCTCCTTTCTATATGATTGTCCCCGTACTTAGTAATTACTCTAAGTATGGGTACGAGACCATATTAGGAGTTATCCGCTTGATCTGACCGAGTGTGCTCGGTACCAGTCAAACGTTGTGCGAGAGCCTTCAAGTCCCCAGATCTTGTCTTCATAACCAACTGTTGTCTGTCTGCTCCATCTGTTGATGGTGTGCGGACTGGTTGGTTATTTCCCTGAACTGTAGCTGCCGCTTGCTGTTTAATTGCCTGCGCTTGATCTAACATTTCTTTTGCCCCTTCTGTTTGTGGAGCAGCAGGTGTCTGATCAGCGGTAGGTTGAGCCGCGGGAGCTGGTCCAGCTGGTGTAGCGGGTGCTACGGGAGCTTTAGCCGTCTCTTTGACAGAACGTTTACCGTTTGATGAGGACACAAAGTCTGCCGCATCCTTAAAGGATAATGGTTTTCCACCATAATCCCTTGGATTAATTAATGAATCGTATATTACAGCTCTAGTCTGATTATGGAAGGTTACATCATGTTCTAATAAACTTGATGGATCCAATTCAGGATAGGCTGTGAACGCTTCTTTATTTTGTCTATCAATCTCACGCTGCTCAGAAGTTTTGATATATCTACTGATTGACTCTTGTGCTTGAGTAGTCCTTTGTTCCATTTCAGAAATTTTATTCTGAAGCTTAACTTCATTGATAAATCTTTCCCCAGTTATAGGGTCTTTTTCAATGTAGTCATTTGGATTGACTGCCTGCTGCGGAGCCTGTGGAGTCACAGGTGGCTGATTAATAGGCGCAAACTGTTGGTTTGTTATTGCACGAGTTGTTAGATCTTGTCTGAGAGCTTCATTAGCTTCGTAAAGCCTTTTGTTGCTATCAAGTAGTTTTTCAAACTGATCCGAAGTCCTGTCCTTCTCTGGCTCAGGTACTGGCGCTGGTGCGGGTGTAGCGGGTGCTACGGGAGCTTCTGGAGCTACTGCTCCTGCGTCTTGTACTTGTCCTGATGCTGGGACATTATTAACTTGTGCATCACCACCGTTTGGTTGTGCTTGTTCTGCCATGGTTCACCTCCTAATAAATATATGCCCTGTTAAGTTTGGGAGCTCGAGCATCTCTCCCGCGGGTTGTGAAATCCGTTATATTAAATTGTTAAATTTCTATTGGTTCCCCTTTGTAAAATAGTTTACCCTCAGAAATTTCATTGATTCCGATAAAGCCGATATGGCATTTTTTACATTTAGCTCCACGGTCTTTAGGAATAAAATAATGCTTACACTTAGGAAAGTCGCTGACTTCCTCACGTATAAGCTTAGCTTTGCCCCAAAAGTCTCTTGATTTAACATCATAATAATTGTTCCTTTTATTCCACGACAGGCTAGTTGGATCACTAGCAGGAAGTGGAGGTAGTGTTGATTCTCCATTCATAATTAAATACTATCGGATACTCATTGATTTTCTTTGTATCTCGCCAATTCTCACCTTGTCAAGGTAATCACTTCGAGAAACAGCCTTATCAATAGTCTCTAATAGTTCCTTAGCGTTGTTTGCGGCATGGAATGCGTTAAGTTCCTGCCATTCCCACTCCTCTTTATTGTCAACAGTTCTAGGATCAACCCAGCTATGAAAAGCCAAGCCTTCTAGAATATTTTTGACTATCTGCCAACCAGTATTACTCTTGTCCATCTCATATAGAGCTCTTCCGTCTTCTAACTCTTTCAACTCTCCATCATTCAATTTAACTTTATCTTCGCTTTGTTTCTTTTTTACCATTAGTCTCCTGTGCCGTATCTATTAATTAATTTTTTGTACTGCTCTGGGTTTGGTTCATTGATAGTTGGATCTTCTTGACCGCCACCCTTTTGAGGAGGAGTTATTTTAGAAATTTGATTAGCTCCAGTCCCAGGGTTTACTGATGGTGATGGTGTTCCACCTGCTTCTCCGCCTCCTCCAAGCATCTTTGCCATCTCTGCCATTTGATCTCCGCCACCTTGGCTAGGACCACCCTGTTGTTCTGCACTCTCAAAGAATTTCTCAGCATCATTAAATCCAAGATCCTCAAGCCATGTGATGAATAGCTCTTTGAACTTAGGTTTAACACCCTCTTGCTGAAGAAGTGCAAGAATGTTTGGATTTGACACAAGCAAAGATACAGCAGTTTGACGACCACTCTTTCTCTCTTCATCTGCGGTAACAGTCATTGACTCAACATCAATACTAAAGTCATATTGACCAGTAATGTCTTTTGGCTCCACATAAAGTTGAGCTCCCTCTCCGTCACTAGAGAACTTTGGTACAGCTTTTTTCTCTTTTCCCTTACCAACCATAACTGGATGTGCTGGGGTTTCATAATTATCAAATCCTCTTCCTTCTCTAGCCATTTTCTTTAAATCATAGTCATATTCTTTACTTAAGTTTGCCATGTATTCTAATGACTCATCAGCCATAGTCATATCCCCAAGTCCCTTATCTTCATAATACTTCACAGCATCTTTTCCAACGATACGCACAATATAATGTTGTTTATCTGGATCTGTGAAAAGAAGGATCTGATTCATTGAGTGCCAAAGTAAATGCTGCCTCTTCATAGACTCTGAAAGCATTAATTGGTTGTAGTTATCACGAGCATTACGCTGTACCTGAAGTGCCTTAACCTCAGTGGCAGTTTTATCTCCCTGCATTGGCTGGATGTTAGAAACACCAAGAGATGACTCTCCAAGAGCATTCATCATCGCAGAAACAAGAACTGAGTATGTGTTGTTAAAGAATTGAGCAGCATTTGAACGAGACTCAACTAGGCGGAAGTCAGTCATAGGATTATTCATAATCCATCTTGCACCCTTACCCCATTCTAGAGTATGCTGGCGTACACCAGGTCCTATAGCAATTGGAGAATAAAGGTTTTGGTTAATTTCATCAACATACTGACAAAGAAGAGCGTTGATAGCTTTTTGAAGACCCTTAACTGGCTCAATCTCTGAAAGACCATATAGATCATCATCAATAGCTAGATAACGAAGCATTACTACTGGGATCTGGTTATTCATGTATGGATTTGCAATATCTCTAAGAATAATTCCATGTTTGGGTGCAAAAGTAATCCACCTATCTTTACGATATTCAGTAATAACTTCCACAGTCTTAAAAACAATATCTTTACCTACTGGGTCTGTCTCTAGATTAGAAATCTGACGGTTGCGAGAAATCCAGTTTGCCGATCTTGAATCTCCACCATTTCCAGTGGTAGAATCGCTACCAATTGCTTGGCGAAGTTTTGATAGGTTCTTATAAACTGGTTTAGATTTATTATAGTCGTTAACTCTTTCAAGATCTTGGAAAGTAACATACTGCCTAACCTGAATCCAGTTACAATTCTCTATTGATGTACCAGTTAGGTCATGAGCTAGATCTCTATTATTTAGAACTGTCATTTCTGGTCCATCAAACAATACTCTTCCAGCTTTATCTGTCTCATATCTCCACTTAGTCAATGCAAAAGCTGCACCATATTTACGAGTGTTAATATCCATGAGCGCCCACTTAGACAGCATTGATCCACCATTAGTAGCAACATCCCATTGATAGTTAAGTAAGGAATTATTGATCTTTGCTCCCATGGCGTCTGAACCCTCACGAGGAATTAGTTTTGCCTTTGGCTTATTAGCAATAAGCCTTGATGTCTTTTCAAAAATAAAGGTAAAAATTCGAGGATCAAAAAGGAGTGCATCATATGGCCATTTGTCCTCATCAATATAAGAACGGAATAATTCATCAGCCTCATCAAATGAGATAGATCCAACTCTCCCAGTGCCAGTAGAACGATTCTCAGTTTCATCAAAACCTATATCCGCATGATGGAATACTTCGTGGAAGACTTGCTCTTCTTTTCTTTTTGTAGGTGATAAATCTTTGATTGCCATAATTTTCTGTAAACCCAATTAAGTTGAAGTTATCAGCTCATAACAGAACTTGTCAACTAGCCAGATATAGCTGGCTCATTTAATTTCTTTGCTTCTTCTCCATAAACAAATGTCACAACCCCATTTTCAATTTGGACAGTAACCTTCCCATACTTGGTACCAGTCGCAATATTGCTAATAGACCTTATAACGTGGAATATAGTTAAAGAGTTAACATGAGTATTATCTAAAATGTCCATAAGGACATAGAGGTCTGGTCTAATGGCACGAATAAGTTCTTTAAAAACATACTCATTATTAAGAGCCTCTTTTTTATAATCAGATAATTCATCAACAACTTTTTTCTTAGTTGTTGCAGTTTTCTTTTTTGCCATATTATTGATTCAAAATAATTTTATTTCCCTCAACCATGTCTAAAATTATATTTTCTATGTTATCAAGTTTAGCAGCCTCAGCTGTTGTCATGTCACATCCACAGTCATCTACACAGTCATCTATGTTGTCTTCAAACTGATCTAGTTTAATTCCAACATCAAGGCGCATATTCTCAATCCTGGCTTTAGTAACTTGAATATATGTTTCAACCAGCCTTTGAATATAAGACTTTGCCTCATCAACCGTTAATAGGCTGTTGTTTTTTGCTTCTATAATGTCTGAGATATTCATAATATCCTCCTTTATTTAAATCGCCATTTTTGACGATGTTCTTTTAATGCTTCTGGATCATAATCACCAAAATCCATGTCTGGTGTTAATTGCCCAATTTGTAATGCTCCAGCAGTTGCCATAACTAAATCGTCATGTTTATTCTGGGCTGCTTGTGCTCTGCCCTTTACTATAACAAACGATTTTAATTGCTTAATTTGTTCTTGATCATATAGTGTAATTCTCTCTTGTTTAACTGTGAGAGCAAGGTCATCTAACATCTTCCTACGCGTACCCTTTAACTCCCCCCCAGAAATATGACCAGTTGTTAGCCAGCCAATGTCTCCGCCCTCTCTTGGATTCATAGAAGTAAAGTCAACCATGCGGAACATGTCTGGATAATTAAGTTGTTGTAGAACATAGATGGTAGCCTGCCCAGTGTTGCGCTCAACAGCTAGCTTTGGAAAATAGTTTGTTCTAACCTGGATATATTTACCAATGTTATAAAGCTCGTGCCCAAATTGAGATGACTCCATCACCTCATTAAATATTATAGGACAGTCCTGATGTTTCTTAGAATAAACAACTGCGGCACAGAAGTCCTGAGAGTCAGCTGGATCAGCAAACATAACTAACTGTTCATTAACATCAAGCTCGCGATATACCTTAGCCTGGTAATGATCAGAAAACTGGAAGGTATTAATAATGTCATTCTTCATAAAAAGTGTCCGTCGGGAGCGATCCTCCCAAATTCAATTGGAATGGCTTTTTTATCTTGCATCTTCTTCAAAACTAACACATCAAAGTATGGTGATCCAGAGGTAATGAAGGCCTCATCTGGGTTACTTGGATATTCTTGCTTCCATAGCTTATCAGTTGGAAATTCTTTTCTCTTCTCTTCAACCCATGCCTCAGAGTAATATTCCTGCCAACCAAAGAATCTTGGCTTATAAACACTCTTATGGTCCTCTGCCCTCTCCCACTCAGCATGGTAGAAATTGCCCTCTCCGTTAGCAGTAGACTCGATAAAGATCATTCCCCTACCCTGAGGTACCTGTTGGGCGGTAGCAAGGATCATTTCGCTAGCCTTAAGCATTTCTGTATCCTGGTAGAAAGCTGCCTCTGAGTTAGATATTAGTCCACATGGAGTTAAAAAAGAATGAGAACTATCTTCTACCTCTATCTCAAACGTGTCCTTCTCATCAACATCAATAACATATTTAACTCTGATATAAAATTTTCCATCAATAAATTTATATTTCAAACTTCTCTTTCCAATATTATTACCATTGTTATGCTCGCGTAAAACATAAGATGGCTGTACTGGAACATCATACCTTTCAACATTATCGTGATATGATAATGAAAGAACTTTTTTAAGAACCATCATTCCAATTTGTCGCATAGGTCTAGCAATTTTTTCTCTTATTGTTGTCAGATAGCAAACATCATCTCTCATTTTACTGCCATCACCATCTTTCCACCCCCTGTACATTCCAATTAAAAAATCATTAGGATAATTCTTGATCATATCATCTGGAATATGTTTTCCTTTTACCCTTCCAACAAGATTGTTAATAAACATTCCAAGTTCTTTTGAATAATATGTTATTGTTTTCCTTGTACCAAATTTATCACTCCTAATTTTTACTTTTTGCTCAAGTGGGAATAGGTCTTTAAATTTTAAGTAAAAATTTTCATCCTTATGACATGTAAGTTCAACTCTGTTTAGGTTTTTAGAGATATGTCCTTCTGCTAAATAATACCCAATAAAATATCCAAGATTCTCATCAACATCTAATTTTAAATCTCCATCATTAGACAGATGTACACAGTTTTTCTGTTTATCAATTGAAAGATGTTTTACATTTTCAGTTGATTTTCCATGAGACCATTCAACCCAGTCTGTGCTAGAAATATCTCTAGCCACCTTCCACCCTTCAATTGTTTTAATTTTATGATCATTAGATACATCAATTGTTTCATTTCCAAGCCATAGACGAATTCTCTTCATTGGCTTTATCCCAGTATTCCACTTATTAATCACTTGAGTTGTTTTTCCTTTTTCAGAAATAACCTCATCCCCAATATTAATATCTTTTATTTCAGTTGAACTACCGTCTGGACATAAAATCTTAACATCCTCACCCACACAAAAGTGAACATTACGTGCAGATCCGCCACGACCTCCAACCTTGGCGCCAGCAGTACCAATGTAGAACGTTGCCTTATTCTGAGAATTAGAAATCATTCCTTTATTGTCAGATCCCAGCCAACTTTTTAGTGTGTCTTCAGTATATTCCTTACCCTCTTCCTTAGCCTTTATTTTAAGATAACTCTCTAGATAAAAACGAACCTTTTTAAATAGAAGCTCTGTTGAATCCCTCCTGTGAGAAATACAAATAGAAACTGAATACTCGCGCACAATGAAATCAACCGTAAACATAGCAAGAATAAAAGATGAGAATCCTTGCTGACGAGCCTTAAGAATAATATCCCTTACCCCCTCTTGAGTTGGGTTCTCTTTATTAATCATCTCAAGATACTTCTCTTGTACAATGTTCAACTTGAAAGGAACTGGGATTTGCTGCTCACGATCAATAACCATGAAATAGTGTTCAATAAATTTTTTATAGTCAATTTTAGTTACCTTCATCATCATCCTCCACTCCAAGAAGTTCTTTCATCTTAGGACTAATCTCATCCTCAACCTCTTCAACCTCTTCCTTCTCACTAACAACTTCTCCTTCTTCTACAAACCCCTTAAAATCAGTCTTGCCATTCTCTGCAGTAAGGATGTTAACACTCACTCCCGCTGGCGCCTTACTCATAAAATCATCATATCCAGAAATCTTCATCAACCTGTCCCACCATTCAGTATTCTTTGAGGCCAGTGCCTTCTCATAGGCAAGCTCCAGTAGTTTACTATAGGTTGCTCCTTTTCTCTCCAAGAAAACTCTACCAAGACTCTTAGCTTGCTTCAAATAATTAGTTCCTATAACAGCGGCGCTAGACCTATTAGTAAGCCCAAATGCATCAGTTGCAGCTTGAGTAGCATTGCCACCGTTCTTTAAAAACTCTTCTAAAAATAGATCAACCTTAAGAACCTGCTTTATCTCCCCATTCTTTGCCCTCTTAACCATGTAAGGTTTGCTTTTACGACCAGCCATTAGTTATCTCCTTAATGGGAGATTGCCGCCAGTCACTGGAGGAACCCACTTAGAAATAACAAAAGTCTCTCCTCCTCGTTCTACATTCTTATTTCCATATTCAGAAACTTGATCAAGTAATGCATCTAACACATCTGAGTCACTACCAAGGAACTCTTCTCTTCTAATTTCTCCCAGTTCGTTCTCCCAAACGACAGTAGTGACACCAAACAATGCTTTTTCTAGCGAAGATCCCTTTAACAATTCCAGTAATCCAATATCTAATCTTGGTCGCGCATATGTCTTAGCTATCATGTCCCACGTATGAGGAACACGTACTTGTTTTGTCTTAAACAATTTAAAAAATTTCACTGACAATTTACTCTCCCTCGTATTTTTCGGTTACTAAAGATGTTGGCCTAAGCACTTCCCTCATTGCGTATCTAATAAACTCGGACCTATTGTATTCATTCTCTTTACAGTAAGTATCTACCTTAATTAGAAGCTCGTCGGGAAGACTGATGATTATCTTTGCCATAGATAAGGTATATATAACTAATATAACCAATGTCAAATATTATAGGATATTAGCAATCGTGTTAGTAAGACTGCCAGGAAGATTGGAAAAATATATATGTCTATATATCAATCCTTTTATATGTACTAATTTTACAATAATCGCTTATTTTTCCTATTAATCAATATGTTTCCCCATGTTTTAGAATCATTTTGACTCCCATGATGGTCAACTAATACAGGTATTTTATGTCTTTCTCTTGGAATCTCTCTTTCATTTTTAATAGGGATAGCACCAACATTGCCAATCTCTTCTCTAAGCTTAGTAAGAGCATAATTAACGCGTTCGTAAATAACTGTCTCAGGATAATTAGCCGTATCACCAATTTCTTGGAATATTTCTTGTTCAACATGGTGACCTCCAATAATTTCTTTTCCTGCATTCATTATCTACTTTCTTCTGGTTTTATTTTTTCTCTTAGCGCCTTTAAGCATATTTATAGCATGTCCGTTACCCTCTTCACATAGACCAATTTTAAATGCCTGTCCAATAAATGACTCGTGAAGCTTTTGATGGTGATCTACACAAAGAATAACTCCACTCTGTGGCTCATCATAATCTGACTCACTTCTATCATGGTTAAAATGGGCAGCGTGTACAACGTCACCCTCCTGATATGACTTATCACACCCAGGCTCTCTACATTTCCAACCATCTCTATCTCCTATTATTTTTCTAGTCTTCTTTGAAAATGCTAAACCAAATGCAGTCATCGCTGCAATTGTTATTTCTGGATTTTCCCCCATTAAACTTAACACTTCCTTCATCATCCATCGCTCCTTTTCTAAGATACAATTATTACTTAATAATATCTCGTGAAGAGTGCTAAAAACAAGGAGGAAGGTGTCTATATTTCTTAACTATTCCAAAGATCACCGATGATTGTCAATCCATTCTTTAGTACACAGAATGCCTCAAAGGGTATCAATAAAATGAATGAAATAATCTCTATCAAAAAGTTTAATACGTTGTTTGCCATAAACATATTATAGGTCACTTAACAGCATCCTTGCAATGGTTAAATATACAAAGTAGTAATTGATTTTATGTGTGTTCAGGACATATAATGAACTAGTTATTTACCACTTAGGAACAGATGTTAGAACTACAAAAAATTGTGGGGGACTTCCTCACTGACAGACCAGTAATGCAAGAAAATAATAAACCAGAGCAATTGTTTAAACTATTAAGGGATGAAGTTGACGAAGCAGAGGTAGAAATAAATGATCCAGAGGCAATGGCTACAGAGTTAGCTGATGTGCTTTTTTTAACGATGACACTTGCCAATCAATATGGAATTGATCTTGAACGAGCGACTAGAGAAAAGACAGCTAGGAACCACCTTAAGTATCCAGCAGAGGTATTTAGTAATGGCAGAACGTACAGTGAGGCAAGGAAATTCGCATTAGATAATTGGAGAGCATTAAAAGGAGAAGCTACGTTTTACGAGACTCCAGACGATCAGCCTTCCACTCAGCCATAATGGTTGCAATCTTAATTGGAGTATAATCTAACACCTCACAGCTAACATTATAATGTCTATCGCATAGACCAAACTCAGTGACTAATCCGCGATGAATATGTCCATGGATGTTATACCAATTTTCTGGCAAATTTTGAACTGGTTCATGGGTAAGTAGGGTTGGATATGTTCCTCCAGAATTAGCAAATACCTTATAAATTGCCTCACTGACCTTGAATCCAAGATCCTCATACCAACCAACGCCTTTATGATCATGATTACCAAGAATAAGATATTTATCACCCTTCAGTCTACTAGTCATTGTCAGCATTTTTTCTTTATTTGCGAACGCTAGATCTCCCAAGAATAAAACCTTATCATTTGCGGTAATAACCTTATTATGATTATTGATTAGAATCTCCATGTGGTCTGGTGGCCTCTGGGCATATTTCTCAATATTAGAATGAAAGAAGTGGTGATCAGATATGACGTATGTTTGTGGGTTCAGCTTCATTTATCATCCTTATGGAATAACATTGATTTTAGGATGGCCATATAATTTATGGAATCATTTATGGTATCAGCCACAGTCTCGTCTACCACTACATTTGGCTTATCTAAGAGATTACTAATGCGAGCAAGCTTGTCAGCTAAGCGCACAAGGTTAGCCCTCTCTGGACTAACACCAACCATCTCTGAAAGCCTGAAATTAGCAAAGGCGTCTTTTTCCTTAGCATAATCTACATTCTTTTTTGCCAATATTCCAAGACAATCCTGGAATGTTGCTTCTACTTCTTTTACTAACACATCTCTTGTTACCATTTTTATATCTCCAATTTTACATCAGATAGAATCTGAGGTTTTAATAATTCTTTTTTATCTGGGGAACTAATATATAGCTTCATCCTACTTCTAGCTCTAGTCCTCCCCTTTAGACTAAGTTCTTTGTACTTCTTCTTTGCATCTTCCTTGCGCGAGCCAAAGACTTCTTTAATCATCTTAGCAGTTTTTTGATTCATTTTTTATCCCCAGCACACAGGTCAGTATACTTCTTGGCGGCCTCTTCAAGACTAGAACACCAATGCTGCACTTGCTTGGTGGAGTTCTTATAACTAGATGTATTAAGAGCCACTGTGGTAACACACCAGCTATTAGCCTTTTTAACAAACTTAGGTAGAGATATTTTCATTTTCCTCCTTAGCTTCTTTTTCTTGTTTATCTTTTGTAAAAATATCCAACATTAACAATGCCGCACACTTTGGCCCACAGAGCATATATTGTCCAACCATTTTAATTGGCTTAATCTCTTTTCTACCGCTATCTTTAAAGCTTACTTTATGTAAAGTAGACTCATCAATGTTGATCATGATTATAGGTTCTGCCGTATATGATTTGCATCCAGCACAGTGGTAAAGTGTCGCCATATGTTTCCTTTCTCTATTTTATTATTATAATGGGTGAATCTACCCCTGCCAATTAAGACAGGGGTAGGAGGTGATTATTTCTTCTTCTTATCTTCCTTGACTTCTTCCTTCTCATCTTCTCTCTCGTGAGCTGCTTTCGCAAGTCCTTCAAGATCCTGAGAAACAAGATAGGTAATAACAAAGTCAATGTCTTTTACAGACAAGTCCTTGTTAAGAACCTCAAGACGAACGAGATCTCTAGCGTCTTTATTTACAAAACGCTTGAGCAATAAGGTTAGTCGTTGCATATCTATTCCTTTCTCTTGGCTCCCAAGGCCAATAATCATTTAATAAAGTGGGCATATATATTCTGGAACTATATCCAGATTCTTGAAAATCAAAACTCATTTCTCCGTTCTCAATAATTCCGTATGATCCATTTGGAGCTTCTTTAATCTCGTATCCTGGTAGGTTTCTCTGTAGGACTGGTCCAATAGAGGAAAAGAATGATCCAGTTTTTGAGAGAGCAACAAAGAGTGGTGAAAACATTCTCCAAAAATATATCTTATCTGGCTCATCTGTATTAACGGCAACCACCGCATATGAGCCCTTAAGTAAGTGCATTCTGTTTGGAAGTAAGTCACCAATAATCTGTGAATCAACCTCATATTTCTTATTTAACATTCTACTTAGAGATCTAAAATTTGATATTACCCCATTATGAGCAAAGATCCATTTTCCGTGCTTAAATGGATGTGCGTTTTCGCGAGTCACTGCCCCATGGGTGGCATATCTAGTATGTCCTATAACTAATTTAGATGCCATTCCCCTCTGGGCTGGTTTATGTTTTAGAAATGTATGGGAAGGTTCGACTCTTTTAGAAATCCTAAAATGTTTCCCGTCATAATATGCCATCCCAGAAGAATCTCTACCCCTTCGCTCATTAGCTACTCCAAGTATATTTAAAATAACTTTAGTATTGCCAGTTGGTTCTCCTATAAATCCGTATAATCCGCACATATTATGTTGTTACCCCCACTATTGATGGAGATCTCTGCATTACTAAATTAGATTCAGCCAATGCCGCTGCTGCTCCACCTCCATAAAATCGGTCTGCAGTTTCTGACAATGTTTCACTTGGTTGACCAATTGTGGTGTTAGTACCACCCCCAAAGGCTATTGATGCTCCAGCTCCGATTCCTCCTCCAGCTCCTCCTCCAACACCAAATGATACATTTGTATCTTGGATTTGATAATGTGGCGTAGCAACTTCTGTGGTTGGACTATCTTCATCAGGGTCATATGCTATAGATCCATATGAAAACCCTATTGATCCTTCAGTATCCTTACCCCTCAGCTCTTTAATTCTAGATTTAATTTGCTTATTAAGCTTCTCAAGTGGCTTCACCAACTTAGCTTTTTCCTTTTGCAACACAAGACATTCCTTTGCAAGCCTAGTCTGTTTCTTTAATCTTCTCCATCCAAACTTTTCTATCCTTTGCATGTAAAAATCCCTTACATCCTCTGGGAGTTCAATTAGATTGAACACTTTCTCAATCTTCTTCTCACTTATCTGCTGCTTAAAAAGGTCGTTAACCTTCCTTGAGTTATAGTTATTAAAAACATAATCATAGATATGCCTCATAAGAATAACCCAGTTATTTATTTTCTCAGCATTTATTGTGCCAGCGTGTATCCTAATTTCTATAGTTCCATGGCTACGAAGAGCTGCTAGGTTCATTGCTGAATATCTCTCCTTAGTTCCCATATGACTTATTAATTTATCTTTTGCAGCTGGAATAGACATCCCATAGTCAGTAATATATTGGAATAAATTCCTCTGACAAAATCTATTTGATAATCTTGACTTTGGCTGAGTGCTAATAATAACATCTTCTATAGATGCCCAGAATAGCGCGAGCCTGCGCAAGTATGTCTTATCAAAAAACTTGGGATGAGATGTGTGTAGGTGTAACCCACAAGACTCGTTTACCTTACACTTACTCTTTACAAGATACTTACTAATACCAGTTACATATTTTTGCATGTCACCATACTTCATTGGCATTGATCTGGCTTCAACCCCAGCCACACCCTTCTCTTCACCGTATTTTATACTTCCATCTGTCCCAAAGTTAGTCTTCCTAAATTTAAGTATTGTGTCACACGGCCTAATAGTCTCTATCTCTACCCCAAATCTGTATGTTCTTGGTTTTATCTTTTTACCATTCTCGACTAACACCACTCCCTCTCCCGCCCTGAAAGATGGTAACATTGTATTAACATCCTCTCTATCCATAACCGCAGGCTGTCTTCTTCTAATTCTATCAGAAATACTTCTAGCCATTTGGTCTGATGCACTAAACTCTGGAACAGCCATTGCCTCTGATGCACTTCGATTTGGAGTTAACTCTTCTTCCTGCCTTCTAAGAAGCGCAGTAAAATTAGGCTCATTAGTGATAGTTGTTCCGCTAATTGTTGCATTAGATGTTCCAGTTGCTATGTGTCTCGCAAATCTATTTCTTATAACTCCAGATGGCATCTCAAAATTGCCCTCAGAACCCTCTATGTTAGTTCTATCATTAGAATTAGCAGTTGCCATATGTGCTCGATCAAGATTGCATCCCAAGAAAACTGCATCATTTAAATTTGCATTAGCAAATGATGACCCCCTAGCAAAACAACTTCTAAAATGAGAATCGCTTAGATCGGTACTGTTAAAATTTGCTCCAGCGATATTGGTATTTCTGAAAACTGAACCAGATAAGTTGCAACCCTGAAAATCAACACCAGCTAGATTATCTCCATAAAATATTGCATGAGATAAATCCATACCACCTAAAACTACGTCAATAAGTCCCCTATCTCCTGTAGAAAGAAGAGTAATTGCGGGCATTCCATGCCTTCTCCTAACTATGACTGTGTTAGATTCTACTGCTGTATCAGTTAAATCTGAATCTTCGCTAAAAGCTTGTACTGTGCTTGTGTAATTTTGCGTTAAGATGGGCATATCTAATTCAAATTCATTTAATATATATAGTATATGTATATCATATCTACATATACTTGTCAATCAGTCCCACATAGAATTATCACCAGCTTGGTACTCCCAGTCTCTTCCTGGAATAATCCACACATCTTCCTTCTTGCAAATTGGGCAGATTCCCTTACTTACAGTTATTCCATTAAGTTGATTTACTTTTGGAACTCTCTTTTTTCCACAATCGGAGCACATAGCTGGGAACTTCATCTATCACTCCCGTCTCTCCAAAACTTAGACTTTCTGAGATAATGTGCCTGTCTTGATTTTGGCCATGGCTTCATTCTAGATAGGTTAGATAGGCGATCAGCGAACTTGATTAGAATTGCGTCCTCACTTTTGAGTCTTGGGAAATAATAACCATAGCTATCTTTTCTACCCTCCTGAGTTAACTCATAAACAATATCGGCTATCCTATCCCCAAACTCCTCCTTAAGCTCCTCATAGGTTGTATCTGTATCCTCTATGGTGTCATGTAACATAGCTGCCGCAAGAAGTTCCTGATCATCTGTGACCTGTCTGAGGATCATGGTAACATTCATCAAGTGAGCCTTAACATATAGCTCCCCACTATCGTCAAGCGTATCTCCGTGCTTATTACAAGCAAATATAAATGCTTTAGTCAGTACACTTGTCATTTTGACCTCCTAGGTATTTATCATTCATATCCCAAATAACTTTTTCTCCAACTGGGTTAGCTCTCTCCATATCTCGCTCAATACAGGTGATTGGCTCAACGCCCGTAAAATCCTTAGTTTCTGTAGTGGCATCAAACTTAGCTGCAATCTTCCAAAGTCTATTTTTATGTTTGCTGTGGAAATTAGTATCATCAACAATAACATTCCATCCACCAATAAGAGCTTCTTCTATTATTTTATCACGGATCATAAGAACAAACTTCTCGTTATACCCCGACCACATTCCATTATCAAGCATCGCGCGCAGCTCGTCTTTATTAACCCTCTTATACTTTCCTGGATTATCTTTTTGTATTTTCTTCGCCCATGTAGTCTTGCCTGAGGCTGGCAGGCCTCTGGTCATGATTATCTTATTCATCTTAATCAGTACATTTCCATTTTGGTGTAATGTTTTCACCCTTGCCATTATCAACATATTCGAACTCTGCAATATGATAACTTCCGCACGATGCCTTAGCTGCTTCTGCATCCATTTGTGTTTTGCTTTTATCGCACCTGATTTCGGTAACTTCTTCTTTAATAATTGGCCTACCCTGAACAACCATATGGCCAAAAAAGAAACCGACTAATAATAACAATATATTTATGCCAATAAATTTTTCTACCTTCATTTTTCTCCTTTTTATATATTATATTATAATAGAACATCCTTGTCAATATATTTACTGGCAGTTTCAACATCAGTAAAAACCTTTGCCATAATGTATCCTTTTCTACATTTTTTACAAAGAGACCCTTGGTCCACTATTGGAAAATAGTTGCCGCCCTCAGCAACTCTCTTCCAGCTCCAATTACCCTAACCATCTCCCTTAAATCCTCGCGGAGAACACATGAGGGCCTCATCTTTATCTTTATAGTCTTTTAATGTGATTTCCTTACCACACTTGTCACAATTACTCATAATACACCCTTCCTGGATCTAGTATCAGGTACTCTGTGCCGTTCTTAGGGCTTAAACGCGATCCTACGAGCTTGTACCCGAGTAGCATTATAGCAAATCTAAGAATCTTCAGGCGAAAGTTCATTTTTGCCACCTTTTTTCATGTCTTTCTTAAATTCTTTAACTCTTTCTAATAATTCTTCACTTTGTGGTGTGGTTCCTGGAAGTGAATGCTGCCATCGCATATTAAATCCAAGTAATCCAAGCTCTATGTTAAATGAATTGTCCATCTTATCCCATTCCATCTCAAAACAGATAAGCCTATAGTTTACCCAGTTATATATCTTTGGTTTAAACAGGTTTTGATAATCATTCCAAAACGATAGCCCAGTCTTATCCCATAGTTTATCTGAAAATTTCTTATCCATTACTTTATTCTTAAAAATCCCCATGTTCATCCTTAAAAGATCCAATCTCATGTCCAACACCCCTAAGATAATCTGCAGCTTGAGATGTCCTTATAACAGAACCGCCATCAAATCCCCACTCCTCCGCCTGCTTAATAAATCCCTTCCATGTATATGCATTTCCATCAATAGTATATTCGTATGGTTCTACTGCGCGCGTTTTCCAATACTTAACAGTAATCCCAGTAACTGTATCTAAGTCCTTGTGTGAAAATTGAACCAGTCCGATATTCCTTAATTCATCTAGGCGACCAGTAATAGAACACCTATCCAGTTCCATGTGAGCAGCAATCATTCTAATTGAAGCCGCATCCATTGCTCTAATTGAGGAATATACTCCTTTTTTCCGTCTCGCTAGTTTTTCTACTAATTTCTGATTTGGATCGGGCATGTATCCTCCTATTCCTATTATTTACCAAAGCATACCATCTTTAATCATAGTTGTCAATATAAGCATAGCTCCTATTGGTACACACGCTAGCGCTAGAAAATAGTTAAAGTCCTCAAAGTTTTTGAAGAACCAAAGGAACTTCTTATTGTCTCTCATTTCTTCCCCATTCCAAATATATCTGCAAATCCTGGCGGTAAGTCTGCCTCACTATTTTGAGTAAGCTTTCTACATTTGCCACAAACAACACCCTCATCCTTCACAAAATGGTTGGCCATACAGTTGCAACCATGACAGTATTTTAGTTCAAACTTATTCATTTTTCCTCCAGCATATATACTATTTTAGATATTTTATCATTAAGAACTTTTTTCCATACCTTATTATTTTTCTCTATTGCTTTCTCAATCTCTACATCATGCCACTCCATGTATGCTTTCTTAAATCTCTTACTAGTTTCTATGTCAGAGATGTACTCCTTAACGCTTGGGGTTGATTTTAGCTTCATTTTGCATCCTTTGTTTTCCAACCGAAGTTAAATATAAACTTTCCCGCTAAGTATTCTCCATGATTTTGTTCTCGGTACTTGCCTTTCCTGGCAATCTTCCACTTAGTAAGCTCTTTGCCTAGCCACTTTACAAAGCTGTCTTGCTCTTTGTCTGACCAGGAGTGTTTTAGGAACCAGTTTTGTTTACTAGTGTCTACATCTTTGCGCCTAACACCAACCCCTTCACACATCTCACTTAAAACTATTTCTAGTTGTTCTTTATTTAATGTTTTTATACTACCTCCTCTTTTAATAATATCAACTAAACTCCGTATTCATAAATTTATATCCGTCTATCATGGTTACGTATCCTTTATAGTCTGTCTTTGGCTCATCAACATCCTTGAGACTTTCTACCCTATCCACAAACTCCTTGATAGATACTTTTTCCTCATCCTCGTTAAAGATCTTCTTGTCAGCCAACCAGATCTTCATCTCTTCCCAGTTTGTATAGTATTTTTTGTCATTAAGCTGTAGCATAAACTTCCAGCCATAACTAGACTTGCCCAGATGGGTTTCATCTTTTCTCTCACAGTGCTTGCACTCGTTGACGATTGTGTGAAAGTTTACTCCCATTATGCCTCCTTATTAGTAATTTTTCTCATCTGCTTAACTCCATATCTAACTAAATTATATAGATTAGTTTTACAGTCCTTTTCAATACTCTCCCAGTAAGCCTCCCAAAATCTATCTACGGTTGGTTGTTCTCTAACTACCATAGCAATACTAGACATATCCAAAAACACATCTCCAATATTAGCTATCTCACCTATTCTGTCAGCTACCCAGTCTACCTCAGTATCATCGCAGTATTTACCAGAGAACTCTTTAGCTAGTGCGTTACATGCATTGCTATATGTTTGTAGATTGGTCATTTCGCCTCCTTATTATTTATAATTAAGCCTGGTGCATATTTATATATAAGTTTTTGGATAGGGGCTATAACATAGGTCATAGAAACCCTTTTTTATGGAGATAGAGAGCTAATTCTGCCA